ACTGGCGCAATCAAATCCTCAGATGCATAATCTGTATCAAGCATATAGATCTATGTATGATGCGCTGGGTGTGAAAAATGTAAATGCAATTTTACCACCTCCTCCACAACCTATTCCAACGGACCCGGCATTAGAGCATATTATGTCCATGTCACAAAAGCCATTTCAAGCTTTTCCAGGTCAAGATCATAAGGCGCACATTGACGCCCACTTAAATTTTATGAGATTGAATATGGTACAGAATAATCCTATGGTAATGGGTGCATTACAAAAAAATATTTTAGAACACATAAGTTTAATGGCACAAGAACAAGTTCAAATTGAATTTGTGGAAGAATTACAAGAATTACAAATGATGCAACAACAAATGCAACAAATGGGAGCACAGAATCCAGCTATGGGACAAGGAATGATGCAAAATCCACAAATGCAACAACAGCAACAAAGAGTTCAACAGATAACTAACCAAATTGAAGCTAGAAAAGCTCAACTAATTGCTGAAATGCAAGAAGATTACGCTAAAGAAGAAGAAAAAATTACTGGTGAATTTGCGGGTGATCCATTATTGAAGATTAAATCTAGAGAAGTTGACCTAAGAGCAATGGAAAACGAGCGAAAAGAGGAAGAAGGCGAAGAAAGATTGAATCTTGACAAGATGAAAGCTTTAATGAACGACCAACAACACGATGAAAAGCTTGAACAAAACGAAGAACTAGCTCATTTACGTGCAGGCGTGTCATTAGCAAAACAACAAATGGCAGACCAAAGTAAAAGACACGATTTTGGTAGAAATTTTAAAAAAAAATAGGTATAATTAACACAAGGAGTAAACTATGGGTAAAGATTGGCAAAGAGGACAAACTTTTATGAACAAAGACCCTAAAATTGAAAAAGTTTTAGGTGTTGGTAAAGACGGTTACCAAACTGGTGGCGTCAATATCTCAAAAGAAGTTCCTAACATCGAAGAATCTCAAAAGGTTGTTGTCAAAGGCACAAAAAGAATACGTGCTGACAAAAAACCGGTTAAAGCAACCTGGTATTAACTTATGGCTTGGTTTGGTTTAGCAAAGATTGCTTTGCAAGCTGGCACGCACATATTTAAGAAGCGCCAGGAGACAAAAATGGCTATGGCTGATGCACAACACATGCACGCAGCTAAAATGGCCCGAGGAGAAACAGAATACGCGGGTAAGCTTTTAGAAGCCCGTCAAAATGACTACAAGGACGAGGTCGTTTTAGCGATTCTCACACTGCCTATTTTGGTTCTCGCCTATGGGGTCTGGTCTGACGATCCGATGGCGATGGAGAAGATAAAAACTTTCTTCGAGCATTTTCAGGCGCTTCCGAGCTGGTTTACAAATTTATGGATACTTGTATGCGCGTCAATTTTTGGTATAAAGGGTACTCAAATTTTTAGAAACGGAGGAAAAAAATGAGACAAAACGGAGTAAGATCAAATGTTAGATTTCCTTATGCGAAGTCTGGTATGAAAAAACAAGGTGCTAATGATAGACTAGATGAGTCTTTAGGAATGCGAAGAGGAAAAGAGTCTACAAAAACACAAAGCTTCAAATCTAGAAGAGATGAGTCTAGAGGAGCTAGTAAATAGATAGTGCCTGAATATTTTGATTCACGATCAGCACATCCTATGAGTACACGAAAAAGTATTTATAGAGGTGGTGGAGTTGTGAAAAAAGGTAGAGGAATGGGTGTTGCCTTAGCTGGCGGAGGAAGAGTGGCAGCTAAAGATGGTGATTGGATTCAAAAAGCTGTTAAAGGGATGAGAAAAGATAAACCTTGTACGGGCAAAAAATTTGGAAGTAAGTCTTGCCCTCCAGGATCAAAAAGATATAACCTAGCTAAAACTTTTAAAAAGATGGCAAAGAAAAGAGGATAATATGGTTGACAGAGGAAGAACTAACTTAATGGAAGAACTAGGTCGTGTTGAAGCAGAACCTTCTAATAGAAATAGAAGAGATGAAGTTTCAAGAATACATAGTGAACTTAATAGAGGTTACAAAAAAGGTGGGAGAGTAAAATCTAGAGGCAAAGCTAAAAGAGGATTTGGCAAAGAAGTTAAATAGTAAAAATGCCTTTTAAATCCGAGAAGCAACGAAAGTATCTCTGGAAAAACCATCCTAAAATTGCAAAAAAGTGGACTACTAAATATGGTAGTAAACCTACAAAAAAGAAGAAAAAATAATGGATGATTTAGTTATAGTTCATAAATTAAAAAAAAGAATAAATGCGACGTTGCAACAAATTGGCGATTCTATGATTGGGGGAGGGGTTGACAATATGGAGAAATACAAGTATTTACTAGGACAGGCACAAGCCTATCAAATAATAGCACAGGAAATCTCTAACCTGCTAAAAGAGGATAAGGAGCACAATGACGGAAACGTTATCAACATCGACAAAGGAAATTCCAAAACACCGGGACGCCCTACAACAAAAATATAGAGAAGAAGAATCTCACGTAAAAAGATTAGATCCCGACAATATTAAAGAAGTAGCAGATGAGTTACCAGAACCATCTGGTTATAGAATTTTATTACTACCATTTACACCTAAAGAAAAAACTAAAGGTGGAATTTTATTTTCCCAAGAACAATTAGATAAAGCAAGAATTGCAACGACGTGTGGTTATGTTTTAAAAATGGGAGATCTTGCATACAAGGATAAAGATAAATTTGATAAACCTTGGTGTAAAGTAGGAGATTGGGTAATGTTTGCCAGATACGCTGGTTCAAGATTACCAATTGAAGGTGGAGAAGTGCGAATAATAAATGATGATGAAGTGTTAGGGACCATTAAAGATCCTGAATCAGTTCTTCATTATATTTAACATAGGAAGGAACTATGCCAGAAGAAGCACAACAAAAAGTAGATGATCTAATTGATGTAGGTGAAGCCGATCAACAGGCAGCTGAAATTAATTTAGATGATAAAGGTGAACCAGAAAAAGTTGAAGCACCTAAGGAAGAGAAGATTGAAGTTGAGAAAGTAGAGGCTGGTGAGGAGCCAGAAACTAAAGTTGAAGCACCTAAGGAAGAGAAGGATGAGTTAAAAGAATATAGTGAAGGAGTTCAAAAAAGAATTTCTAAACTAACTCGTAAAATGAGAGAAGCAGAAAGACAGAGAGAAGAAGCTGTTCACTTTGCTCAATCCGTCCATCATAAAAATACTGAAATGGAAAGAAGATTATCTAAAATAGATAGTTCTTATGTTTCAGAATTTGAAAGTAGAGTTAAGACTAGTTTAGCAGCAGCTCAATTAGCTCTTAAAAATGCTATTGAATCTCAAGACGTAGAAGCGCAAGTAGCTGCTCAAAAGCAGTTAGCAGCGTTGACTATGGATGAAGCAAGGCTAAATTCTCTTAAAGTTGCGAACGAGAACAGACCAAAGGAACGTGAAAGAGAAGTAAATATCACACCACAAAGAACGGCCCCTACAGCAAGAACTGATCCTAGAGCTGAAGATTGGGCGGCTCGTAATAATTGGTTTGGTAATGATTCGGCTATGACCTATACTGCTTTTGATATACATAAAAAGCTTGTAGAAGTAGAAGGATATGACCCTCAAAGTAACGACTATTATGCAGAAGTTGATAAAAGAATAAGACTTGAATTCCCGCATAAATTTGATAGGATAGAAGGCAGTTCTACAGAAAGAGTAAAACCTACTCAGAATGTAGCTTCAGCCAGACGTTCGGCTTCAACAGGACGCAAAAAAACTGTGAAACTCACACAATCACAGGTAGCAATTGCTAAAAGATTAGGTGTGCCACTGGAAGAATATGCGAAACAATTAAATATCACGGAAGGAGTATAGGCATATGGAAAATGATAAAGTAAAAACTTCACGTGCGAGTCAAACTAGATCCAAAACGGAATCTAAAAAAGTTTGGACTCCACCCACTTCTCTTGATGCACCGCCTGCGCCAAAAGGCTACAGACATCAATGGATAAGAGCAGAAATATTAGGACATCAAGATACGTCCAATATTGCTCGAAATTTGAGAGAAGGATATGAATTAGTGAGAGCTGATGAATATCCAGATTCAGATTTTCCATCGATGGGCGAAGGTAGATACGCAGGGATGATCGGAGTAGGTGGCCTATTGCTGGCAAGGATACCAGAAGAGATTGCGCTTCAAATTGATGAGTACTACGCAAAACAGACTCAGAACAAAGAAGAAGCAGTGAATAACAATCTTATGAAGGAACAGCACCCTAGTATGAGATTCTCGAAAGAGGCTGATACTCGTGTAACCTTCGGTGGTACAAAGAAAAGCTAATTATTTAGTAATTCCTAAACCAACGAATTATATTAACCGTGACTGGAGGTCCGCAAGGACAGGTCACTTAAGGAGACAAATAAATATGGCAAATACTAGCACAACGGGCTATGGATGTAGACAGGCTATGACAGTTGGAAATACTCCAGCTACAGGTGGTCAGTCTGAATTTATAGTTCAAGGCGGAGGTAGCCCAGGGGCTACTATCGCTATTTTTAAAGGTGCTCCCGTAGGAATGCAAACAGCAGCCGGTGGCGCTGGTGTTCTTGGATACATTCAAGATCAAACAGCTGCTCTAATGACAGATGGTGTTGTTGGTGGGAATACGTGGAAACACAGCACCTCTGATACTAACCCAAGCTTGGGGGTTTTTAATGGTGCATCTTTTATTGATGCAAATGGAAAACCAACTTGGACTAACGGTTTGGCAGCAGCTCAAACTTCAAGTGTAGATTACAATACAGGTAATAGTTATATTACTGCTTATGTAAACACTAATCCACACCAAGAGTATGTAGCGAGAGCCGACGCAGCAGTAGTGATAGGTAGTTTCAATACAAAGACCGACGTAGGCTTCAACTTAAATGATGCTGGAGCAGGCGTACAAGGTCAATCTGATTGTACACTAGATATCAGCTCAGTCGCAACTACTGGTGTAGCCGATTATATGTGGAAACTTGTAAGATCAGCAGATGTTGAAGATCAAAAAGATCTATCAGCAGCTGGTGCAGATATTGTTATCACTTACAATCCGCAATCAAACGCTTTCTTAGCGTAGTCATAGAATAGGAGATAAAAAATGGCAATATCAAGAGCACAACTAGTTAAGGAACTAGAGCCAGGTTTGAATGCACTATTCGGCTTGGAATACAAACAATACTCGCAAGAGTGGACTGAAGTATTTAACACTGAATCATCTGACAGAGCTTTCGAAGAGGAAGTAATGTTATCTGGTTTCGCAAATGCGGCAGTTAAACCTGAAGGTCAAGGCGTAACATTTGATGATGCGCAAGAAACTTTCACTGCGAGATACACAAATGAAACGATTGCATTAGCATTCGCTATCACAGAAGAAGCTATCGAAGATAACTTGTATGACAGACTTGCGTCTAGATATACAAAAGCGTTAGCAAGATCTATGGCGTCTACTAAGAATATCAAAGGCGCAGCTGTTTTAAATAACGGATTTGATTCGAGTTATGCTGGTGGAGATGGTAAGGAGCTTTTTGCTACTGACCACCCTACACTATCAGGCACGTTTGCAAACGAGTTAACAACAGCAGCTGAACTTAATGAAACTTCATTAGAACAAGCGCTAATCGACATCGCAGCGTTTACTGATGAAAGAGGCCTTAAAATTGCAGCACAAGGAACTAAAATGATAATTCCTTCGGCGCTTCAATTTACTGCTGAAAGATTGATGAAATCTGAAGGCAGAACAGGTACTGCAGATAACGATATCAATGCATTAAGAAGTATGGGAATGGTTCCGCAAGGATACGCTGTTAACCACTACTTAACTGCAACGAAAAAATGGTTCGTTAAAACTGATGTACCAAATGGTCTTAAACATTTCGAAAGAACACCTATCGCGACTAAGATGGAAGGTGACTTTGATACAGGCAATGTAAGGTACAAAGCTAGAGAGAGATACGTTTTCGGATTCTCTGATCCTAGAGGTGCCTTTGCATCAAATGCGACGTAATCAATAATTATTTTTGTGGCGGGACATCGTTCCGCCACAATTACTAAATAAAGGTGAGAGAATGAAGAAATTCCTAGTAAAAATCAACGCTTATAAATATCATGCAGAATTTGAAGTTCTTGCTGAGGATAATGTTGAATCTATTGAAAATTCAATAGTTGACAAAATAGGAGAAAAAGGTGTAAAATGGGAATATCTTGGAGAAATGATGGATCCCAAGAAGAATAGAATAACCTATGAGGAGGTTATAGATGGTACAAGACCTGTACAAACAAAAACGGTCCTTGGAGTTGAAGTGGCAGTTGGAGTATGAGCAACAAGGTAAATATACTCTGAATATGGTCAGGATTGATAGCGCAATTAGAGACGTTATCACTGAGATAAAACTCGAAGAGTCCAAAATAGCAGATAGACAAAATAACATTGAAATGTCTGCACCTACAGTTTCAGTAGCTACTTAAACGCTACATTCAAAATCACAATATAATCCTAGCCCTCTTGCGCTCTACTCAAATCTACTATATAAACTAACTACTATACAATAATTAACTAGAATACTGACGCGTATAGTCGACGACCTAGAGACAGTATTCAAATAATCTAGGAGGATTATAAAATGGCAACAACACGATTCAGAGGACCAGTTATACAAGGTAAATTCAACGAAGCCGGACAAACTGGATACAATCTCGAAAACAAAACCGCAAACTATTCAGTACTAATTGGTGATAGTGGAAAAACTTTTACTTGTAATACTGATGGAGTAACTTTTACATTACCTGCAGTCGCAGCTAATGAAGGTTCTACATTTACATTTGTAAATACTGCTGCTGATGGTGGCAGTGGAATGATTGTAACGGGTGCTGGTGGC